ACTTCTTTCATCAGGATTAGAAAATAAATAAGCTCCAGGTGTTGATGGTGAAGATACTAAGTCAAAACAAATTAATTCAAAGTCATCTTGTACTTCATTCCTTTCTCCGACTTTTTTTAATGAACCGACTCCTCTTGAAGAAACTCCCATTGTAACACCTTGTCTCATTAAGTTAGCCGCTTGGTCTCCTTTTGTTGAAACAATTCCACTTTCATGAAACCCTGGTGAAGTTAATAGTTTTAGTTTCCCCATCAATATATTTTTATCCCACCATATATCGGTGATGATGTGGGATACTCTGTCTAAGTCAATCAATGACGACTCAGGATGGTTAAGTTCTGATGTTGATAAACCCTTGGTAATCGCCTTCTTATAATTGTCAGCTTCTCTCTTTAAAATTCTTTCAGGGTAAAATCTACCGTTTCTATTTGGGGTATCATATTTTTGTAGAACAGCATAGAACTCAAAAGGATTTCTGTAATCAAGTGTTGCCGCTTCTTTTAAAATTTCAAAATTACGATGGTCTTTTGGTGATACCGTACCAGCGTCCATTTCAATTAATATTCCGTGACCCAATTCGTTGGCCTCTAAGATTCTTAAATTTTTCATTAATTCTTTTTTAAGATAAATATATCGATAGAGTATCTTTATTAGATTTCCTCATTTTTAGAAATTGAAAAATCAAAATATTTGTTATTTTCAACCGCATTATTAAATATATTTTTAATAATAATTTTAACAGATTCTTTAATTTCTTGAGATTTAAAGTCAATTTCTTGATTTGTATATAAATTAACTTCAAGATTTAAAAATGATTTTTTACCGTAGGATAGCCCACTTGTTCTTAAGTCTAAGTCAATAATACTTCTTTCTTTGAATATTGACATATCAATAGAATTAAATACTGATGTCTTAATGTCTCTGTTTAAACTTGAAACAACTCTGTTCCAATTATCGTACTCTTTTTTTGGCGTTACCCAAGATTGAATATTTATATAGAGTGATTTTAAATTTTTTGAATCCACAGTCCCGTATACTGATTTAATTGGGTTATATAGATTTAATTTTACGCTTTTACCTTTTTTCATTAACTGTTACATTGGTAATCGTTTATTTTGTATTTAAAAAATAACACATTTTATAACGATTGTCAAAAATTTTGTGAAAATTATAGATATTTGTATTATATGTTAATAATAGAAATCAAAAATAACGAGAGTATTGAGAGAGCCTTGAAGACTTTAAAATCTAAAGTTATCAAGACTAAACAAAATCAAATACTTTTTGAAAGAAAACAGTTTGTTAAGAAATCAATTACCAAAAGAGTGAAGAAATTAAAAGCAATCTATAAACAAAAATTAAATAACGATTAAAGAGATTCCTCTAAATTTTTTATTTTTAAAAAATTCATTTGGTCAAACTTTTCGTTTTTAATCCTATCAATTGTTTCTGATAATTTTGTCTTCATTTCAAACTCCTCTTCTTTTTCTAAAATTGTTTGAAGCTTAGTGACTGCGCTTTCACGGATAGTTTCAAACTTAATCTCAAGTGATGCAGTGTCTTCTGAAATAATCAGGAAAAATTCTTTTTTAGAATTTTCATCGAGAGTATCGATGTAATTATTCAGTGTTTGGTTAGCGATACTAACCATAGATTTTAATGGAATATTAATAGATTCCTTTAAAGTACCAACGTTTGACGTTAAAAGTTTGATAATACTCTTTTTAGAATTAATTCTTTCGTGTAAATCTAATTTATTTAAATAAACAATAGAATCAATGTGAGAATATTTATTTTCAACATTTTCGGTTAATGTTGATGGCAATTTAATATTAGGTAATAATTTTTGAATCAAATCAATACCTTCTTCTAAAAAATCTTTAGCGTCAGATTCGGATAAATTTTGAGGGGTACTTAACTGGTCATACAAAGAATATATCTTTGACATGGTTTTATTACTCAAAACATTGTGTTTGAATTCTTTAAGTGACTTTTTGAAATCTTTCTCATTTTGATAAGATTCAATCAAGCTGTTTTCAATTGTGGATTTGATTTGTCCGAACGTCATTTCTAAAGGTATTTTGAATATAAATATTACGAGTTTAGTAACTTATCCAATTCTTTTGAAATTTCTCCTAAAGATTCTTGTCCTTGACCCAAATCTAAGAATGTTGACCCCCTAAAAATACTTTTTTCTAATAGGATATTCATGTTAGGATTTTTGGATTCTGGAGTTATTTCAGCCTCAGGTCCAGCGGGTAATTCAGGTGGTGTTGTTTCTTCAGGTCCAGCTGCTGTCTCAAATTCAGATGCTCCTCCCAAAGATGGCGCTCCTCCAATTTCTGTTTCACCACCCGCAACAGGTGCCGCAGGAGTTCCTGCAGTTCCATTACCATATAATTTGTCAATATTGTCAAATAAACCTGTTTTAGTAATAACAGTTGGAGTCGCTTTAAGTTCTTCTCCAACAGCTCTTTCAATTCTTTGTTGTTGTAAATCAAGTCTGATTTCCTCATCAGAGAATCCAAAAATATGTTTCTTAGCCCATGTTGAAGAAGTTGGTTGAATACCATTTCCTGGGTCAGACACTAAATCTTTGTATAATAATACTTTTTCTTTCCACACATCAATTTTTAATAAATCGGCTTGTGTAGATGGATTTGTAAGCCCTAATGTAAAATTTTGTAACTCATCCTCGAATCCAAGTAAAAATAAGTGAACGATTGCAATTTTATTCAATTCTGCAATCATACTTTTTTGAATTCTATTAATAGTACGAGCAAAACGGATATCTTGTAATGATAAGTTTTTACCATCACCAACAACTTCTTCAAAACCTAAAAATGCTTTGGGAACACGAAGAGCCGTTAATAATTTCTTTTGGATATATTCAATATCAGCAATTTCAGAAAGGTTAGTTGCGCCAGGTAAAGTTGTAATTGGGTCTGGAGCTGCTGGGTCTCTAACAGGGATAAAATAATCTTGGTCAACCGCCATTTGATTGAATCTCATATCTACGTTACCAGTTTTACTATCAACAACTTGTTCTCTTTTGAATTTGTTGGCAACACGATTTACGTATGCTTCAACATCATCGTCATTCATATTACCCACGAACACTTTGAACATTCTTCTTTCAGGTGCTCTTGAAGTACGATAAATTAACATCGCATCTTCAGATAACAATAATTGTTTCCAAATTCTTCTAGCCTTTTCTAACATAGAAGTACCATAAGGAAGTTTTCTATCATCACCTAATAATCTAAAGTGGGCAATTTCCCACGATTGGAATTCCATGTTTTTGTTCTTCCAAGTAAAGTGTAATGCTTTTTTATCTTTATCAGGTTCTTGAGTAATGTCTACTGAAATTTTTTGATTCACACCAATCTCATGTCTTTCAATTTCAATAGTTGGTAACTGTTGTACACCAACAATACCTTTTTCAGGGTCTAATTTCAAATAAACAAAATTGTCACCATACTTACAAGTGTTTCTTGTCCACATAGGTAAGTTGGTGTTAATATCTAAGTTGTTATTAAATAAATCGGCTAGTACCGATTTAATTCTTTTTGACTCTGAATAAATTTGTAGAATAAAACCATCTTCGTTTGTTGTTGTAGATTCTTCAGAATAAATGTCTAATGCTGCGGAAATCTCAGGAGTATACTCCATAGATTCATAATCGTATTGCGAAGACAATCTTGATGGTTCATAATAAATTGCTTGAGAGTAAAGGTTATTTTCAACCTTAGACCATTGATTTGATAAATAAAACGATTGTTGAGCTTGTAATTTTTCTTTTTCATATTCATCACGATTTGTTGTACGCAAAAGTTCTTTCTTATCAAACTTAAAAGTTGGATAATCTTGCTTTAGTAAAGAATTCGGGCCGAACGTTTTAGAAAGCCTCTGCCATACCGTTAAATTATTATCATTCATATTACAATTTTACTTAAAACCTTTAAATTATAAATAGTTATTTAGCACCAAATAACCATCCATATTTTTGGTAATCCTCTTTTGAACTACTTCTGTTATGTCCCATACTATCTCTACCCATTTGAGGAACCAATGGATTGAAAAACTCAGATGAGTTTTTATTTTCATTTACCGCAGTTGCCCATGAATTAATCATTGCCTTGGTATGATTAGTTACTTTTTCTAATGATTGGAATGATTTTTCTGCAACATAGATTGCCATAGATAAACCCATAATACAGTCATCATGGTGTCCTTTTTGGTGGTCAGGTCTACCATGGATATAAATAAAAGTATTCATTTCGTTATAGGTTCTATTTGAATAGATTCTAAATCCATGTCTACAAGCCTCCTCAAGTGAGGATATAATTTGAACTCTTTTTGCGTTAAAGTTAATTCCAGGAATCTTATCATTAACTTTTGGGTCCCATTTCCATTTATTACTAGTATCAACACCATCAATATAGAAACCACCTTGATAAGACAATTCTTGTAATTTTCTTGCGGTTGCGACACCCATACCACCAGTTAAGTCAACCACGCAATAGGCATTATACATTGTTCCCCATTTGTAGGCAATCTCTGCCAAAACATCTGGCGGTACTTTCCCCACATATTCTAATACTTGTTCTCTTTCGTCAAAATCAATAATTTGGATAGATGAAAAGTCTTCAGAGTCTCCTCTTGAAACGTCAACACCCATCACATACTTATGGCCGTTAACAGGT